GGAAAGGATAGTATTAAGTTTGGTATATCAGTTTTACAAAATCATAAGATACATGTCCTACGTTCATCGCAGAATCTAATCAATGAATTATATGGATACCAATACGCAACTGACAAATATGGTTATGTAACTGACACACCTGAAGGTGGATTAGACCACTTATTGGATGCGGCAAGATATGTAGGTATGATGCGATTAACACAGAAAGCAACTAAAAGAGGAACATATGCAATTACAATCAGATAAAATGTGGACTGAAGAGGAGTTGAGAGAGTTAATAGAATACACTCAATTCTTAAGGCAAGAGAATGAGGACCTGCAAGCAAAGATGATAATGATGAATGCAAAGCTAGGTAATGAAGAAGCAAAAGTAAAAAAACTAACATCAATAATAAATTTATTAGGATATGGCACAAAAACAAATTGAATTAAGTATTCCAACAAGCTACGATGATATCACATTAAGAAAGTGGTTAACATTGCAAAGTGAATTAAAGAACTATGAAGATGATGAGGAAGCAACAAGTGCTATCTTATTGTATCACCTATGTGGGTTAGAGCCTGATATGATAAAAGGTATATCAGTAGATGATTACAATGTTTTGAAATGGGAGTTAATGCAATTCCTTGGAAAAACAGATTTGGAATTGCAACAGTTTGTTAGAATAGGCGATACTGAATATGGATTCGAACCTAATCTATCTAATATGAGTTATGGTGCTTATGCTGATATTACAAAGTTTGGTCAAATAACAATAGACACTAATTGGCAGAAAATAATGAGTGTTCTTTACAGACCTGTAGAAACAAAAACATTAGGCAACTATTCAATAAAGAAATACGAAGGGTTTGGTGATTCAGATAAATGGTTAGATGTACCTATGAGTGTACACTTTGGGGCACTTTTTTTTTTATTCAATTTATTAACGGACTTGCTGAGCGCTACCCTGAAATCTTCGATGAAGGAGGAAGTGCATCCCAACATCAAGCCAATTTTGCAAAGAAGTGGGGAAGCTATGGTACAATTGTTGAGCTCGCATCTGGTGATATCTCCCGCTTCGACTCTATCGCTGAAGAACCTTTAGAGAAATGTTTGCTTTATCTATGTTATAAATCAGATAAGGCAATGGTTGAAAGTTTAATACATAAGGAATCGCTTGCCAAATTGGGTAATCGATAATTATAGATACGTATTCTTTTGTTATTAATAAAAAAGTATTCATGCCTAAATGGAGTAATAGCAGAAACGGTAATCTTCGTTATTCTGTAAACAGAGAAAACAATAGTGGCATATTCATTGGACCAACATTAGGATTGAGTTCACCAAAGAATAGCAGAAGAGCATGTTTGTGTTTGGATTCAAATACATACGATGTTAAATGTTGCCAAGGGTACTTAATGAATCAGGGTATTGGTGTAATCGAATCACCAACAAGAACAAAAGGTGGTGGATTCTCCGATGGATACTCTGATGGATTTGATATTATACTAGATTAAAACTACATAAGATATGCCAGAATTAAGCAAACAGGCCTTAAAGGTACAAAACAATACGGAATTTCCGAATAATAATAACGGATATATAACACCCGCTAGATTAAGATCATTTAATGTAGATATGATTGATTCTAATGTGAATCAAACCGTATATACTACTGATTCTGCTTCTTTCGATGCAAGAATAACTGCAGTGTCAGCTAGTGGTGGTAATGTAAGTGCATTGAATGCATTCACAGCATCACAACAAACACAGAATGCAACTCTTGCAACATATACAGGATCAAATGATGCCAAATGGAGTACATTAGGTGGACAAAGTGGAAGTTGGATAACTGAATCTGAAACAGGTTCGTTTGCAAGAACTGATGTAGATAATAACTTTACTGCAAATCAAACATTCACAAATATAACTGCGGTATCTGCATCATTTACCTATGTTAAAACACTTTATGAAACATCATCTGTAATATTCTCATCAGGTAGTAATCAACTTGGTGATGAATTAACTGATACGCAAGTATTAAGTGGTAGTGTGTTGATTGTAGGTAGTGGTAGCATAAACGGAAACAGAATACTAACTACTGCTGATACTGCATCGTTATCAGTTGCAACTGCATCTGTAGCTAGAAATCTTATAGTAGTTGCTAGAAATGGAGGTACATCTACACTTGCAGCAGGAACTGTCGTTCACATTACATCTGCAGCAGGTGATAACCCAATATTTACTACTGCTTCATTTGATACTGAAACGCTTTCATCTAATACATTTGGTTTGTTGAGATACTCATCAGCAGCAGGCGCAGATGTGGAAGTTGTTGTGAATGGTGTTGTAACAGGTGTTAATACAGACCCTACTTTGGGATATACTGCAGGTGATATAGTTTATCTTTCATCTTCCGGTCAATTCACAAGAGTTCAACCACAAGCACCTAATCAAATTGTTGTATTAGGACAAGTGCTTCGTGCACAACAGAACAATGGTTCAATATATGTTGATATTAATAATGGCTGGGAAATAAATGAATTACATAATGTTCAAATAACAAACCCACAAACAGGAGATGTATTACAATACGAAAGTGCATCTTATGGTTTATGGAAAAATAAATCATTAAACGGATTAGGATTTGCAACAACCGGAAGTAATACATTTAGAGGAGAGCAAATAGTAAGTGGAAGTATAGATGTATCTGATAATATTATTGGTGGATATATTGATTTGAGAGAAAATGATGGTGGAATTTTCATCAGAGCTAGCGGTAGTAATGTTATCCCAGGAACAGGATCATTCTGGTCAATTGTTTCACAATTCCAAGTTGGTGATTTAGCATTCGTTCAACAACCATCCAATGATAAGGTTATCACAATGGGATTGAACGATAGATATGTTAAGTTCTTCAAAGGAATGAAATTAGATGGAGGATTTGATGCGATTGATGTAGGTTCTGCAGGCGGTGGATTAGGATTAGTTCTTTCATCATCAGTTGGTGGACAAACACAATTATTAACCGTACAAGGTAATGTATCAGCATCTAACTTACACTTAACAGGAACTTTAACTGCTTCATTGCAGCAAGGATATGTTTGGGTAGGTGATGCTAATGGTAGAACCGCAACAGTCTCCACATCATCATTTGGTAGTGGCGGTGGTGGAACTACATTGGTAAATCCATCTGTTGAATCTATTTCAGGTAGTTTATTAATTACTGCAAATACATTTACTTCAGGTGCAGCAAACATATTACATTTAACTTCAAGTGCACAGGCTTACGCAAATTTAGTATTCAAAAATAATAACCTAACAGGTACTACACTTATATCAGGTAGTAATAATATATTTGTAAATGCAACTGCAGCTTCTGCGGGTAGAATAAATTACGTTGGTGGAAGTTCTAACTTATTCTTAAACTCATTAAATACTGGTGCAGGTACAATATTACCAACAATTACAGGTAGTGCAGCGAGTATAAGTGGTAGTAGACCTGCGATGAATGGTAACATAATCAGTAATGGTAATGGTGGATCATTCACAATAAATCAATCACCAAACCCAGGTACACACACATATAGTGGTAATATACTTTCACAAGGTACGGTAACAATTAATGCATTAGGTAATGTTGGTGTTCCAGGAGTTTCACAACCAGGTATAATAAATGTTTCAAGTAACTCAATTATAGGTGGAACTTTAACACTCAATGCATCATCTCGTTCTATTGCTGAAATAAATACAGGAGCAAGTGGTAGTACAAGGATATCTATTAATAGCAATAGTATATTAAATGGTACATTAACATATAATGGACCTGTATCTGCATCTGCAACGGCACAGATACATCAATTTAATGGTAACTCACTCCAAGGTACTGCAACATTCAATATACAATCAGGAAGTAAAGCGTATACAGTTTCAAATAATATTATAAATGGTGTGTTTGGTGTAACCGATAATACGGTATTTGCACCAACATTAGGTAGTGGTGTTACTATAACTCAAAATAATATTAACGGTAATATTCAACTTAATACTAGAGCATCAAGCTCATTTAGTTTAGTTAATAATAATCTGAATACGTGGACAGTATCTTCGGATGCAGATACTAGCGCAATAACAACTGCAGCTAATAGGATAACTTCGTTAGTTACTTCTGCACTATTTGGTGGAGTTGGTAATAATATTCTTTATTCAGGATCGGCAACAGGAGCAGTAGCAAAAACAATTACTTCAGTATTGATGGCAGGTAATCAAATATCTGCATCAGTTGGTGGAGGTGAACAAGCTATCGGAGCAACTGCAGTTTTAGGACATGGATTAAATATAATTGGTACAGGTATATTCAATAATACAAATAACGGAGTAGGTGGCCAAAATAATGGTTCACTATTTACTGGTAGATGGAATGCAGATGGTACAAGAAATACAAGTGCAGAAAATATATTTGTAGTTGGTACAGGTACATCAGGAAGTGCAGGTGTAGTAAGAAAGACCGGTTTCTTAATCGATTCAGGCTCTAATACATTTGTAGAAGGTACATTCAATGTAAGTGGTAGCACATCACTTAATGGCCAATTAATCATAACAGGCTCATTAACTGCATCACTTTCTAACGGATATGTTTTAGCGGGTAATGCAAGTGGAATAACATATGAGGTGGCAACATCTTCATTCCAAGTGGATACAACGGCATTCGCAACAACTGGAAGTAATACATTTATTGGAGACCAATTTATAACAGGAGCAGTTTATGTTTCAGGTGCATTAGGACAAATAGATTTAGATACTGTTAATGGATTCTTAAGTATATACAATTACAATGACGGAACATCTGTATCTGTAAATGCTTCATCTGAAACTGGATCAATTTCAATGATTGCAACAGGTGATAGAGTAAGTATTAATGATGGTGGATCGGATTGGTTCTACGCAACAAATGATGGACAAGGAAACTATAGCGCTGTAAATTCTGAAAGAGATATTATAGTAACAGGAAGTGTAACTATTACCGATGTTCTACAATTAGGTCAGTTAGACCCACTCCCTGGAGGTGCTGATGGACAATTAGCAGTATCTGCATCCAATCTATACTTCTATAGCGGAAGTGCATGGAATCTAATTGCATTCGCATAAAAATAAAAAAATTACTATAAAAAACAACTTTAATGTTATTATATTAACTGCATTTAAAAAATTAAAAATTATGAACGCAAAAAACGTATTGAACAAGATAGTAGAGTTCCTTTCAGTAAATGAAGTGGAATTAACATATGCTAAATTAGCAGACGGAACTATCGTAGAATCTCCAACCTTTGATGTAGGAGAAAAATTAGAAGTAGTTTCAGAAGATGGAACTAAATCACCAGCTCCAAACGGAACACATGAGTTGATGTTGAAAGATGAATCAGGTAGTGAGAATCTTATCAAAGTAAGAACTGAAGATGGTGTTATCGTTGAAAGAGAAAACGTTGAACTTGAAATGGTGAAAAAGAAAGACATCCCAGAAGCAGGTACTTACACAGAAAGTGATAAAGTTCCTGATGCTCCAGGTTCTGAAATGAAAGGTACTTTTAAAGGTGCTGAAGAAACTGAAGAAGTGGATACACTTCCAGAAGATGCAGAAGCAGGTTTAAAGCCTGAAGATGAGAAGCCTGAAATCGAAATCGAATTAGGTAAGAAAATGGAAAGCATGGCATACAGAATCGAAGAGATGGAAAAGAAAATTGCTAAAATGGAAGCAATGATGCCAGCAACCGATGAAAAAGTAGTAGAAGAAGTTGAAGAAGAAATGGAACTCCCTAAATTAGATGGAGCACCAGTTGAAGAAGCAATGAAATTCTCTATTGAAACAAATAGAAAAAATTATGGTAAGAAAGAAGCAAATTCACAATCTTCATTCTTATCAAAACTTTATAAATAAAAATTATTAACTTTTTAAAAAAGGAAAAAATGAAAACAAGACAAAATTT